CTTGTTCCCACAACCACCGTTGGTGCCCCTTGACACGCTCTACAATCTCGGGCCAAGTTTCCTTTGTACCATCTTCTTTTTCTCGTGCGTAGGTACGAGAGATAATCAATTCACTTCGCGCTTCTAGACTCATTGTTACTCCTTATTATCCATTCTTACGATTTTATACTTGAAGCTATCACAGACGTGAGGCTCAATCCCATCCATAAACTTGTTGACGTCTTTAGTGCCAAGAGACAGGTAAAGGAACTTACCGTGTCGGTGAATCTTGAACTTGATGCCGAGGTTATTCTGAATAGAGTCAGCCAACAGTAATTGGTCTTCCATATTCAAACGCTTCATGTTCAATGTCACAGAGCAAGACGGATTGACCATTCCAATCTCGGGGCGAAGATACTTGTTACCGCATCCGTCACACATGTACAGAATGGCGAGGTCTTTCCAACCAATATCCTTGATATACTTTGCGTCCAAGCCCTTGTACCCGCTCCTGTACACCCGCTTGTGCATCTCTGTCAACACTTCGCTCGTTCTACTCTCCAAGCGGAACTGCTCACGCCGAACGTGTCCATCTGTGTTGTAGTCTTTACGGTTGTGTATTCGCGCGGGAACAACTTTTTCTAGAGCATCTTTAACAAGGTGAATGTAGTCTTGGTTGTCTTTCACCATATTCATAATGAACTTTACATTAGTGCAGCGACCAACACGATACAGCCCGCCATCGCCCATGACCATAAACGATGTTGTTTTTAAGTCTTCTTCCGTCACATCACCTCCCCTTAAGCAACTCCACCAACATCCTGCCCCTCTTTTCCTCCCAATCACTCTTCTCCCTCCACACCTTCTTAGCCAACGGCTTCTCACAAACAAAACGAGCACCATCCTTCAGTGCTCGTTCATAATTCGTTTCATGGTAAAGAAGGCCAATGTTGTAGAGGTTAATAGGATCAAGCCTCAACAGGTATGGCTCAAATCGCATTTGATTTGAATCTCATTTGCCACTCCCTTTTCAAGTCAGAAAGGATATTATATCACAGGATAGGTGCTATATCAATAGGTAAGGAAATTTTATTTAAACACCTATCCGCCTCACGGCAATGTCCTTACACCCACGAGGATTATTAAACGAACGCCCAGATTATGCAGCAAATCCTTGCGCTTGTGCAGTTTTGATTCTTGCAATAGCATCAGCACTGTGTTGCTCATCCTTCTCAATGCAAATCCACTTACGCCCACAACGCTCTGCACCAAGGGCAATGAAGCCACTTCCTGCGGTATTATCCAACACAGTGTCGCCTTCGTTACTATACGTCCTAATCAGATATTCTGCAAGGGCCACGGGCTTCTGTGTAGGGTGAATACGTTGCTGCGCTGACACGTCCATTGGGATGTTCAGAATACTCTTAGGGTAGCGTGTGCCTTCGTTAGAGAACTCTGTGCGAGGCTTCAGCCCATATCCGTGATGATTCACGCGCCCCACATACCCTTCAGGGTTCTTGCTCTTGCGAGAATACGGTTCTCCTGCTTCCATCTGAGGATTATACACTGTGCGCTTCGGAGCAAACACAATGATGTCCTCGTGTGTCTGCATAGGCCGAATCTTAGCAAGACCCGGAGAGCCACATTTGTTCTTGTTCCACACAAGGCACTGCTTGAACCACTTCAGATTGCTTTGCACAACATCAGAGGTGAACGGTTGATTGCCGAACAGGATAACAGTGCCAGTGGGCTTCAGAACACGCTTATAGGCTTCCCACAGCTTATCGAACGGAAGCACTGTGTCAAAAGCACAATTTGTGGTTCCGTAGGGTAAATCTGCTAGGACTAAATCTACAGAGTGTGTTGGAGCATACTGCATGATTTCAAAGCAGTCTCCTGTGTACCACACCCCGTTACCAATGACTTCGCTTGTGTACTTCATCACACCACATGCTTTCGCGGATCAATCGTGACCCCCTCTTCTGCAAGTTTCCACCACATGAAATACTGTTTCGCCTTGTTGGTGTCCTTGTCAGAGTTCTCCCCTTCCTTGCTCCCTGCGCGCATTGAATACTTGATGAAGTTACCTTTACAGAAGCCTACGAACTCTTCAGGTGACATCAGAGCTTGCATTAACTCAATTGGTTGGATAGGCTTGGAGTTGTAATGCTTGCTCGTAGCAGCACTCCCAACATCTTCCCGGACAGCAACAGGCTTATCTTCGCAAGGTTCAACTACAGGCGTTAGTGATGAGGCAAACTCCCACATCTCATTATCAGAATCTTCCCATTTACACCACACTTCGTTCCCGTGTAGTCGAGCCACGGTGCCAACACCTCCACCTGCATCCGAGACAAGCATCCCCACCTTAATGTCTTCAATCTTCATTTACTCCTCCTTCTTATCCAAAGATTCTCTCCACTTCATAAACGCATTCCAAGTCTTCTTGGACGGCACCTCAATAGGTTTGATTGCAGCCTCACTACGGTAGAATGTTGGGCCAAGGTAATTGTGGTGATCGCACCACACCTTTGCACCGTATGGCTCAAGATTTACCCAATGATCGCCGTGGCTGATGTGCCCAATAAAACCCGGCCCTGAAAAATAGGTGCAGGCCACTAATCCTCCGCTCTCGATTCAACGTAATCTCCAAGTGCTGAAATGAACCCGTCAGCACACTCCAAGTGCCCTAGACAACTGTACAGCCACCTTGCACTCTCGACAGGGACTCCGTACTCCTCTGCCATATCCGCAACATATTCTGAGATGTTATTGTACCCTAGTTCTTTAACGTAGTCTAGTGCTTGTTGGTATTCTTCTGTATTGGTCATGCTTGTTGCCCCTTTTATTAACTCCAGTGTTGCTAGTGTGCCTTACCAATGTCTGTATGTCAATACATTCTTCTATCTATTTCTACTCAATTGTTGTTAGACATTGTTAGGGTCTGTATAGTAGTTTCTGAGGAAACATGCAACCCTAGAGTGTACACCTTAGAGGTATACTCTATAAGTTATTTATATACAACCTTTAGGAAATTCAGATACAATGCCCCCTACCCCCATTGCTTGTTTTAAGTTTCTTGTAACAGTCTGTATCCTGCTCTTGTCACTAGCAATGAAGGTAGGAAGCAAATCAAGCCGAATGTCGTAACCTTTGAGGTTCCTGACACAACCTGCTGTACCGCTCGGAATCTCACCGAACCCCCTGTATGGTACAGATGGGAATGAAGGATACTTTCTCCATTCCCCATTTGTTATCGACATTGTACAGCACGAAGCACCTAGTGTCAATACCTACCTTGAAATAATATCACACAATCTTCCAGCAAATTGTTTGCACAAGACCCTTGACATTGCCAGAACGTATGTTGTAAAATGGCTACATTGACTGACAAATAGGAGACAGAAAGATGGCGCATGTACTGTAACGATTGCAACCGTGTAATCCCACAAGACTACGCAAATGTAGGCATTTGTCCTTGGTGCCTTGACAGCGAGGAAGATACAGAGGACTATAGCGACATCATCAATGATTTGGATTTGGAGGAAGACTATGAACAATGAACACAACATCCCTCGCCTGCAAGGGGAATCTGATTACCACTATTCTCAACGATGCAAGGCTATTACCTACCTCGGAAAGCGGTGGATACTTGCTGAGAAGGTTGCCCGCCCTGCTAATCCTGAGTGGCGATGCTAAGGCTTCTGACGGCCCTCCTTGCATTCCTCCCTATAAAAACGTCTTCGGGCACATTCCCCACTATAGCACAGCCCTCTAAGGCTGAAATACGTTGCCTAGCAGATATCGTCTACCACGAGGCAAGGGGAGAAAGCAAGAAGGGGCAGGAAGCTGTTATGCACGTTGCACTGAATAGAGCACAACGCAACAATTCCTCTGTGTGTAAGGAGCTTGTAAAGCCTAATCAATTTAGCTTCTACAAGGGGAAAGTGCACAACGTGTCTGATGCTTGGATGCAGAAGGCTAAGACGATGCTCCTGTGGGATATGCACGGGTATAGAAGAGACTTCACGCAGGGAAGTATCCACTTCGTCAGGGCAGATGTGTTAGAGTCTCAGACTTGGGCGCAGAAGATGAAGCGTGTTATGGTTATTGGAAAACATGTGCTGCTAAAGGAGGAATAGCATGAACGAACAAGACTTAGTTTATCGCCTGCGGGAACGTGCTAGGATTCGTCGGCAAATTCCTACGAGGAAATCTGTGCAAGAGGGGGCAGCCTGACAGGATTGCTGATTTGTTGGAGGAGGCTGCTGAGTATATTTCACACCTTGAGGGGCGTGTTGAAGAGATGTGTGATGAACTTATAGGGATTCTGGAATGAGTTATGAAAGGAAAGAAAAACGAATGACAAATGTTGTGAAGTATGAGCCGAAGGAAACCCTAAAGGATATTGCAGGCTTCCCGTTTGTCGACGTACCTTCTCGGGGTATCACCAAAGCCACTTGCGAGAAGTTCGGCATTCGTGCTGCTGTCAGCCAAGAGGACGGAAAGACAGTTGAGGCATTCTACTTCCCAAGTGTAAATCAAAAGGGGAAGGTGACAGGCTATAAGAAACAAAATCTATTGTTGGATAAGAGTGAAGAAGGTCATTGGACGGCTATCGGCAGTGTCAATATCAACAACAAGTTGTTTGGTCAGGACGTTGCTGAGAAGGTTGCTCGCAAACGGGTAAGTCTGACGATCTGCGAAGGGGAGTGGGATGCTGTTAGCTGCTATCAGGCTATTGTGCACGATGTCAAGGGCACCAAGTTTGAGGGACTTGAACCGTTTGTTGTAAGCATCCCACTTGGCACAGCAAATGCCGTTGAGGCCGTCTTGCACAACAACGAGTTCGTTCATTCTTTTGATGGTTTGTCTATCTTCTTTGATGACGACTACTGCACACCGAAGGAGAAGGCCAAGGGTATCCTAAAGGGACATGAAGCCCGTGAGGCTGTTGCAGGTGCACTTGTAGGCACCTCCCTGAATCTGAGTGTGATTAGCCCTGCCAATGGCTACAAAGACGCGTCCGATTTGATGCAAGCAGACAAGAGCACAGAACTTGCGAAGTTGGTACAATTTGGTAAGCGCCCATATTCAGCAGAGAAGATCACACACGCAGGGGATGTTAGTTTCGAGGCACTTATCGAGAAGCGACCTGAAGGGCTGCACGTACAAGCGTTTCCAGAGTTGAACCATAAAATCCACGGCTTTAGGACGCGGGAGTTGGTACTGCTTACCTCTCCTTCAGGGGTTGGCAAGAGCACTGTCACATCAATCTTCGCTGGCGCATTCATTGAGGCCGGTGAGAAGGTTGGCATGATTTACCTTGAGGAAACAAATAAGGAAACATTGCAACGAATGGTTGCTGCAAAACTCAAGGTAAATTACAATAAGTTCAAGAATGATCCACTAGGTTGTGCCTCACGCGAGGCTATCCAAGAGGCTTATGATTCGATTGTAGATAACGACCAACTGATTATGCTTGGGCACTTCGGCAGCCTACCTATCACAGAACTCATGGCTAAAATCAAGCACATGGCTCTTGTGGAGAAGTGTGGTTACATTATCCTTGACCACCTCTCTGTAGTAATTAGCGGCTCTGCCATTGACAATGAGCGAAAAGAGTTGGATATTGTGATGACGGAACTAGCAGCATTCTGTGCAAGCAACGATGTTTGCATTATTGCTGTGTCGCACATTAACCGTGGTGACGGTACAATGTTCAAGCCCCCGAAAGGTAAAGAGAATGAGCCGTTCTGGGCACGAGTTACAAAAGAGTCCATGCGTGGGTCTGCTGCGCTTGAGCAACTTAGTTTCATCATCCTCGGGCTAGAGCCTGAGATTCGTCCAGATCGGAAACGTGGCAATGTGCGGCTCACTGTGCTGAAGAATCGCCCTTGGGGATACCTTGGAGAAGCGGATACGTTCTTTGTAGATGATGACACATGGGAAGTAATTCTTGTAGAAGACACCGGATTTTAACAAAGGAGCAAAAATGACATATAACACACCACTAAACCTCTACTACCGCCAAGACAAGAACACACCTGAGAAACTTCTGCTAGAGCGTCTTGAGATCATTCTTGATAAGAGTTTCAAGAGTGAATACGACCATGTAGAAGATGGCTACGGTACAGATGATATGGAAGAAGCCTATTACCACGGGGCAGAAGAAGTAAAGGAATACCTTACGGATGCACTGAAGATTTATGCTTATGAGAAGGGAGTTTATGGTGAGTAAGACAGGTTATACAAGCGTAAACGATGTCACAGGGGCGCTTATGGTAAGCAAGCCTGCTACGAAAGCATACGAATCGGGATGGGATCGGATATTCCGCAAGCAAGTATGCGAACATTGCGAGAAGCCTGTTGCAAGCGATGTGCAAGTGGAGTATAATGGTATGTTGTTCCATGAGTGGTGTTTGGACGAATGGATGCGTAACGAGAGTGATGAAATGGAGGGGCGATCTTGAATAAACGTCGTTGCTGTTTCGATATTGAGTCTAGCGGCCTTTTGGATGATAGCACTGTTGATTACACTGCTTCACCTTGGGTGCTGCGAGATACTTTTGAAGTTCATTGTATTGTTGTGATTGATATTGACAGCAACGAAGTATTCAAGTTTGTACAGGCAGAGTGTTACGAGCAATTCCCTAAGTGGGCTAAGGAAAATGTTGGCGTAATCATTGGGCATAACATTATCAACTTCGATCTACTTGCTTGCAAAGCAGCCTTCGGTATGGACTACACAGTTGGCCCGGACACTTGGCAAGGGGAGTCTGTTGAGATTATCGACACCTATGTTCTCTCCAAGACGCTGAATCCAGATCGCCGTGGGCACTCTATGGATTACTTCGGGGAACTGCTTGGTTTGCCCAAGATTGATTGGCGTGCCAAGGCCGTTGAGATAGGATTGATTGAGGCTAACGCCCCACGAGCCGCCGAGTTCAAAACGTACCATCCAGAAATGCTTGTGTACAATGAGCGGGACGTTGTTGTGAATATAAAAACATACCGTTACCTGATGAATGAATGGGGAGACTGGAACTGGACGGATGCCTACGAACTTGAGAAAGCTGTGGCTGAAATCATTACGCGCCAGTCCCACCGTGGCTTCTGGTTTGATAGTGACCTTGCCAAAGAAAACGTCAGAGAGCTTGATATTCTCATGGCAGAGCGTAAGGCTATTGTTGAGCCTGCTTTGCCAGCAAAGCCTATGGGCAAGACAAAACTGAAGGAGTACATTCCCGGAGCCAAGCAATTCAAGATGAACGGAGAGCCTGATGCCAACATCCACAAGTGGTGTGCCAAGCATGGGGGTACTATCGAGAAGGTCGGTGACATCTACCAGACCACGCTGCATGGTAAGACTTACACGTTACCAATCCCGCAGGAGCCTATTGTAAGCACAGAGCCAAGCAATATTGATGACAGCACGTTCATCAAAGGCTTCCTCGTGGAGCTTGGCTGGAAGCCTACGCAATACAAGGAGCGTGACCTTACTGTTGATACGAAGAAGCAGAAGTTGTCAGCAGAGCGCTTTGCAGAAACCGTAGAGCGTTACGTTGAACAGACTTTGAATAGCCCGTTCTGTGCAGACCGTTGTGAGCGTGTCAATTGTTCGCCTAAAGACCTTCGCACAAAGCTGCTGAAGCACGACATGAAGAAGCCGCTGAAGGTCTATACGAACCCTACATTCACTGTCGGACAGGAGAAGGAAATTGACCCTGCGCTGGAGGAAATGAAGAGCACGTTCCCGCACGTTCAGAATATCGTTGAGTACCTGACCTATAAACACCGCAGGAATAGCATTCTCGGCGGGGGTCTTGACCCGGATGACTTGGACGAAGAAGATGACGTAACGGGCAAAGGCTTCCTTGCGAATGTGCGTTCTGATGGGCGAATCCCAACGCCAGCAGATACCTGTGGGGCTGCGACTGGAAGGTTTAAGCATAAGATCTGTGTAAATGTGCCTCGCGTTACTACCCTGTACGGGGAGCCAATGCGTAAGATGTTTGGTGTCGGAGATACAAAACGCTATGCACAGTTTGCTTTCGATTTCGCATCGTTAGAGAATCGTGTCCAGAGTCATTTCTGCTGGCGCTACGATGAGTCTAAAAACTACTGTAACAGTTTGATTTTAGAGAAGCCACTTGACTCGCACACCCAAACTGCCAAGAAAGTTAGCGAGGTTATTGGGCAACTATTCTCAAGGCAGTCTGCAAAATCGGTGGGCTATGCATGTGTGTATGGAGCACAAGCTGCACGGGTTGCTAAGACCGTAGGTTGTGATTTGCACCTCGGGCAAAAGATTTTTGATGCTTTTTGGCAGGCGTCACAGCCCCTTGCTGAACTCAAGGAGCGCCTTACACAGTATTGGAAAACAACCGGGCAAAAGAAGTTTATCCTCGGACTAGACGGGAGAAAGATCAACACGCGCAGCGAGCACGCTTTGTTGAATTCATTGTTCCAAAGCTCAGGTATTATTGGGGCTAAACGAACAATGGTTTACCAAGAGAAACTTATGGGCGAAATGGGAATCACAGTGGATTTCTGGAAAGATGATTGGAGAACAAAGTCCTACGCACAGCAGATTATGCACGCGCACGACGAAGCCCAGTTTGAAGTAACAAAGGATTTAATCCAATGGAAAATGTTCAAGGAAGAAACAGAGTGCAAAGATTTTGTTGCTAACAACCCAGAATGGGTTGGGCCGGGACGATCTGAGCGGGGTTATTTTGCAGCATTGAGTCCAGTCAACACGGTTGTAAGAAAAGCTGTGGACTTGACAAATGCTTACTATAAGATGCGGGTTCCGCTTGCAGTTGATCCTCAGTATGGTCGCAACTGGGCAGAATGCCATTAACATAATAAAGGTACTAGATGATTGAAACTAATGACGAATAGCGAACTGTAATGTATAAAGGACACACCACAGATAGAATGGTAAATCGTGAAGGTGTGGTGAAAAAGCGTACAGGCGAGGTGTTATTGTGGTCTAACAACGGGGCAGGCTATTTTACAATCGGATTGAACTGGAAAGGCTCTTGTGTACGCAGGTATGTCCACCGGGTTGTGGTCGAGGCGTTCTTGCCAAATCCCGATAACCTCCCGCAAGTGAACCACCTAGACTGCGACAAATCTAACAACCACGTCGACAATCTAGTATGGAGTACAAGAAGTGATAACATTCTTGATGCACATGCCAAGGGCCGCATGATTAAAAGAACAACCAATGCGCAGACAACCATTCTTACCAAAGACCAAGTTATTGACCTTTACACAGCAGTAAAACGGGACGGTGTAGGCATATCGGAGAAAGCTCGTCAAATGGATATTCCGCGTACCACTGCAAGTAGTATCATAAACAAGCGCGGCCGCGAAGACATCACGGATAAATTGGATAAGGAGTTTGCATAGTGCAAGAAGAAAAGCTAATAGATGACCCTCCACAGGAGCTAGACCTTACGTTGGTAGACAAGAACAACGTGCTTCTCTACCAACATCCCGAGGACTCCCTCTACCACAAACTCACCCTAGACCAACAACTCTTCCTATCGAAGAAACGCAGAGGCAAGGGACGTGTCCCAAAGAGTATCCTGAAGCTATGGCCCAAAGCTGATAAGCACCTGTACGCTGACATCCTGAAGCATTGTGTAGATACCTTGATACATGCCTCTGAGGATAATGCCGTGAGGCTGGATAGGGTGTATGTGAGAATGCGCTTGCCCTTCAACTATCGCACTAAATGTAACAAAGCATTCCCAAGACCAGTAATTGTAGGCTACGACGATTGGCATATTTATTGTCAATTCAGGGTTGACCCAATCATTGATTATCTGTATAGTATTGGGAACTCTACGTTTGATGCGAAGCAGCTTAGACGAGAACTGTGGAGCATAAGGAATGACTTTGACAAATACTTGTGGTACGACCAATACACAATTCCATTGTGTACGACAGAGTATTTGAATGAGGCTATTCCGCAGGCTACGATTGCCCGGACAGAGAAGGGCAAGGGAAAATGGAAGAGGACGTATGTTCATAAACGGAAGGAGAAGGAATGCGGTATCTTGGTGGAAAGTCAAAAATCAGAAAGCAAGTGAGTCAGTTTCTTGAGTCTGTGCGGAAGCAGGGTCAAGTTTATTTTGAACCGTTCACAGGAGGGGGTTGGATTCTTCAGGAAATGTCGGGGGAGCGCATTGCCTCTGACGGCAATGTTGCACTTGTTGCAATGTATAAAAGCCTGCAAGAAGGGTGGGTTCCTCCCGAGTTTGTAAGTGAGGAGGAGTGGAGACGCTGGCGGCAACACAAAGAGGTTGTCGCAGAGCCAATGATGGCGTTTTGCCGGTTTGGCTGCGGATTTGGTGGAGACTGGAACGGCGGATATGCCCGCAGCAAAGGTAGATGCTTTGCTGCGGAATCTAAGCGCGGCCTGATGAAGCAACTCCCGATGATTCAAGATGTAGAGTTTATTTATGGGTTATATCAAGACCACTCACCTAAAGGTATGCTTGTGTATTGTGATCCTCCTTATGCAAACACTACACAGTACGGTGCCTTTGATGGATTCGATCATAAGGCTTTCTGGGAGACAATGCGTCAGTGGGTAGACAATGGCAATACAGTTGTCGTAAGTGAATATGAAGCGCCGGAAGATTTTGTTTGCGTGCGGGAGTTTATAAGCCAAATGGGGCTGTCATCAGGTGATGCTGTTACGCGCACAAGACGTATTGAGCGAGTGTTTATGCACAAATCTCAAGCGCATTTAGCAAAACCTCTTGACACACCCTCAAATCCTTGATATAATGTGCGTTCTGTTGTAACAAGCTGGCACAGCAGCTTTAGCAAATGCCTCTGTGTGATTCTATTAACGTGGCAAAGATGTAAGTCCACAAGTCCAGAAGGAGATATACATGGCTTTTGAAGCGTATGGTAGTACCACCACCGAATCTACCGGGAAAAGTACGGTGGATTATGATGCACTAAATCAGTATGTGGTTGAGACGGCAGCATTGCAGAACCGCGAAACGATCACAGGGTACGTGGCCGGAATCGTTGATCTGGGCTTGCAAGAACTCCCCGATGCAGAAATCCCGTTCACGGGTTCTGCGGAAGACGAGGCAAAAGAAATTGAGAAGAATCCTGACACCTACTTCGAGGACGGGTTTGACGATAAGCGTAAGCCTTGCCGCATGAAGCGTTACCCACAACGCCCACAGCAATGCGTTACGCTGGCTATTGACTTTCCTGAGATTATGCTCAACAAAGGGCAGTTCTTTGGTGACGACTCAGCCAAGGAGTTGCCACTCCGTTTGTGGCTTGGTGGGCAGTTTTATATGCAAGGCAAGGGCATGGTTGTTGGTCGTCCAATTCCTCTGCGACTTACTAATCTTGCAGAACAGGGTGCGCCTAAGAAATGGAGCTTCAAGCCAAACCACACGTTGTACAAGATGGCACTAGGGGCTAAGATCATTAACCCCGGTGATTGCTTCCTACCAAAAGACATTGACAAGCTGATCGGTAAAAGCCTTCAGTTTGAGGCTCAGGTTTTTATGAAGGAAAGCAAAGGTAAGTCTTACTTCACAGAGTATGTGAAGTATGTCTCCGGTCTTGGTAGGGGGCAGAAGGAACTGGCGTTGGTCTCGGACACCTTCGTTGTTCAGATGAATCAGCCGAACACCCCCAAGGCGTTGAAGGAACTGCGGAATCACATTGTAAATACCGTCAGGATGGCTGGGAATTATGTAGGCTCGGTGTTGGAGAAAGAACTTAGTGATGCACGACCCGCTCGACAAGAAGAGGCAGAGGAGGCCACACCCCCCGCCCCCGCTCCTACACCAAAGCAGAAAACAACTCGTACTCCTGTACAGGCTCCCCCAGAGCCAGATTTTGACGATGACATTCCTTTTTGATCTAAGTCAATTATAATCCGAACCCTCCCGCTTGCGCGGGAGGGATATTCTTGTAGGAGCAGTGCACATGAATTTCAACAACTATTTCTTTTACGACGAGGACAGCCCAAACTATTTGAGGTGGGGGTGTTGATATTAAAGGGAACAGTAATCCAAAAACGGGAGATGTTGCTGGCTCTCTTGATAATAGAGGGTACTACAGGGTAAGAGTCAATGGCAAGCGTTACCAAATTCACAACATTATCTATTGGCTGTTTTACGGAGATATTGAAAAAGGTTTGTGTGTAGACCACATAGATCGAAACACAACAAACAACCGACCTGCCAACTTGAGACTTATCCGGCAATCTATAAATTGTAGAAACCGAAATAAGTCTGTTAAAAACACATCTGGCGTGACAGGTGTGTTTGTTGAGAAGTACAAAGGTGTTCAAAAGTATGTCATAGCGATACACAACGACCCATAGGGGCAACACAAGAAGCGGTTCAGTATAGCGGTTCTTGGGCTTGATGTGGCATTTGCAAGGGCTGTAGAGTACCGTAAAAACTCTATTTCCCTATTGAACCAGCAAGGTGCTGGATACACAGAGAGTCACGGAGGGTAAATGGCACAAGAAGTATTATTCGACTACGACCCGCTGTTGTATGCTTGTGGCCCCTTAGCAGAAGAACGCTTTGTCAAGGCTACAAACATTCACACAGGTGATGCCTATGAAGTAGCCAATCGCACAGCGTTCTACGGACACTGGAAGAAAAAGCAAGGTGGGCTGCTTGCTAAGATGAACGAAGAGGCCATTAAGCCACTTACAGCAGAAGATTTCACATACGAGGACGTACAGGAACCTACTAATGTAAAATGGGCTACAAACGCCTTGGATGCAATGATTGAGAAGGTGTTAGAGAAGTTTGGCACAAATCAATATTATGGTTATGTTGGTAAGGGTAAGGTGTTTCGCCATGATCTTGCTACTATCGTGCCCTATAAGGATGGTCGGGATAATGCACTCAAACCCTTGTGTATTGACTACCTTAAGCAATACCTTGTGAAACAACATAACGCCAAGATCATTGAAACGATTGAAGTCGACGATCAGTGCACGATTGACAGTGTAGAAGCCTTTGCTGCGTGGAAGAAAGGTGAGCGTGAAGCCCTTGTGACAGGCGCGGTAGACAAGGATTATCGCTGCGGGCCTATTCACATGTACAACATGAATGACGAGACTTACGATACCATTGACGGCTTTGGCAAGCTGTGGATTCAAAGCTCTGTCTCGGCCTCAGGTGCAAAGAAGCGTGAGGTGAAGGGTTGTGGACGTATCTGGCTGGTTCATCAGGTACTCAGTGGTGACGATGCTGACACGTACTGGGCTAATTCAGCTTGCCCGGAGAAGCCTTGGGGTGAAATGAGTAGCTACAACCTCTTATGTAATTGCACAACAGATAAGGAAGCGTTTGAAGCTCTTGTGCAAGGATATAAGACGTTGTACCCAGAGCCTAAAGTAATCACAGGCTGGCGTGGAAATGAAATCGAAGTGGATTGGCTGTATGTTGCAGCAGAGAACTGGAGTCTTGCTAAGATGCTGAAGAAGCCGGGAGAGTTTGTTACATTGCAATCAGTCCTAACCAAACTCGGCATTAAGTATTGAAAGGAGAATGAAATGACTGAACAAGAATTTGTTGAGACTTATTCAGGCGCAAACCTGTCTGAAGAAGATATTGCCTATCTTGCTTGCATTAAACTCGAATGGGGAAGCAACCTTGCTTACCTTGCCTCGATTTACCTTGGCGCAGGTAAGGAGTTCCTTGATGCGCTGGACGGTCTTGATTTTGTGATTGGTTAAAGGAGACCACAATGGGATGGTGTAGCGGGGTCACGGGTAAGATGAGTAAAGTGTTCCAGTCTCCGAATATGTGGTGATGTGATGAACCAAAAACAATTCACAGCACTGTCATCTCAGGGATATTTCAACCAAATCACCAGTGAATATGATTACTTCACAGCCTCCCATAGCGACTATGGCCCTATGAAATGGCCTACAGCTTTCCCTGATACGTTCAAGGAACATTGTGTGGCTGCGAAATGGTATAAGCGTTCTAAAGGCAATTGTAATAAGCGTTAAACGGCTTAATGGTTGTTATATGAGCTATTACGGTTTTCCGGTATTTCAAGGATTTATACGGAAAGCCGGAAACGGGACGTAGTATATCTTGAACGTCGGCGGGGTGTTTGTTCATTATATGTTACGTTCGCTATTTGCGAATTACGAATGAACGTTCAATAATCGTGAACAAGGAGAAATTATGAACAAGCTTGATAGTTACTTTGAGAAGATTAAAACTGAATCTGACTACTGGACCCTACGTCGATTGGGATTTTTATTTGAGTTTTATCCTATGGCTCCACAGTCGTGGGAGCAGCACATCATAACGCTTGCGCAGAGGGAGGCAGGTAAACTTGACTAAGGAGCCTTGGGAAGAACACCCTGACGTGTGGCCCACAAAAGCTAAATTCTTTGCTTGGCTTCGGGGCTGCTTCAGGCGGGCTATCTGGAACCTTTCCCCTTGTAAGATTAAGTTCAAGAACGCCCACTGCTCCCCTCCACCTGAAGGTTACAAAGGTAAAGCCAAGAGTGGTGCTAACTGTGCACTAACAGGAGAGTGGGAAGGAAAGAGCAAACTTGAGGTTGATCACATCCAAGGAGAATGTTCGCTGCGTGACTGGGACGATGTTGCTACATTTGTTCGTCACTTGTGCCCACCTAACGACAATTTGCAACTTGTGACGAAGGAAGCACACAAGATAAAGACCTTAGCAGAGCGTAAAGGTATCTCATTCGAGGCCGCATTACTGGAGAAGAGGGTAATTGCCTTTGCAAAACTCCCAGCAGCACAACAAATAAAAGTGTTGCAAGAAAGTGACAAGTGTGGTAAAATGGCTGCTACAAATGCAAAGAGCAGAGTGGCGTTATATAGGCAGATTATTGAGGCGGGTAAATGAACGATTGGCACGAGGTTTTCACGTACTCAGAGGGGAGTCCGTCTGGGTTAGTGTGGAAACAATCCAAGTATTTGCATGTGAGATATAAAGCTGGACAGCCTGTTGGGACGGTTTGTCCTGATGGGTATTGGAGGGTGATGGTAAATCGGATGAGAGTTCATCTCCACCGATGTGTTTATGAAATGTTCTATGGTAAAATACCAGATGGTAAAGTAATTGACCACATAGACGGCAACAGAAAAAACAACGTGATTTCCAACCTACGATTATTGGACAAATCTGAAAATACACGCAACTGTAAAAAACGAGAGGACAATACGTCAGGGGAAACAGGTGTGTATAAGACGGGCGGTAAATGGGTGGCAGACTGGCGCAACAGTGACGGTAAAAGGGTATCTGCGAGGTTTTCCGTGACCAAGTATGGTTATGAACTCGCCTATAGATTAGCTGTTGCTGTAAGAAAAGAAGCTGAAATCTCGCTGTTGAGTAACATCAAGGGCTATACAACAACACATGGACGAAGGGAGTAATTATGGAAGATTGGAAGGTAGCGGCAAGTTTGCTGAATGATGGTTCCCGTTCTTGGCGTGCAATTGCCAAGGCTCTTGGTGTAGCGAAGTCCACTGTATCGGATTATCTTCGTAGCACTACCTCCAGTGAGGTAGCGGTAACACAGAAGGTACTTTTACTGGATATTGAGACTGCGCCCACGTCGGCCTATGTATGGGGGCGCTGGAAGCAAAACGTGGGGTTGAGTCAGGTGGTGTCCGAGGGCTATATGCTCACCTACTCTGCAAAGTGGCTTGGGGACGATTTGATTATGTGCAATCGTATCAAGCGCCCGGAAGACGATAAAACCCTTGTCGAAGAACTTGCTGCACTTATTGACCAAGCAGATTTGATTGTTGCACACAACCTTGTAAAATTTGACTGGCCCACAATTAAGACCCGCATGGTGTATCATAATATGCCTCCACCAAAACCTGTGCGTGTTGTGGATACGCTTCAGATTGCTAAGAAGGCTTTCCGCTTCCCAAGCAACAGTCTTGACAGCATTGCTGCGTATCTCGGCCTTGAGCGTAAGTTGCAAAACTCTGGTATGGATTTGTGGATTCGTTCTATGCGCCTTGAGGACGCAGCAATGGAAGACATGCTTGAATACAACCGACAAGACGTATTGGTGCTTGAACAAGTGTATGAGCGACTTGCCCCTTGGTATAATCAGCATCCGTCTGTAGCAGTTTTGTATGATGATGGTAAGCAACATTGTCCGTTATGCGGGGGAACCAATCTTTCCAAGATGGATAAGAGTGCTTTCACAAACAATAGTGAATTTGACGCTTTCCGTTGTGGTGATTGCGGCAAAGTGAGCCGTAGCAAACAGAATCTTCGTGGCAAGGAAAGCATGAAGAACACCCTCGTAAATGTAATGTAAAGGAGAAACAAATGAATTCAATTTGGTTCGTAGAAACAAAAATCGCGGGGCAATACATCCCGCACACAGCAGAACGCAGCCGTGACGATGCACGAGCATTGCAGAAGTATTTGAAGGCTATCCGGCAGATTGGTGTTCCCTCTCGTATCCGTCGTTATACACCTGACAACATTAGCCGAGGCTGATTTGTGATAGCACAAGAACAGATTCCAATAATCCCTTGTGCTATCGCGCTGGATAATGAGAGGAAGATGATTGCTTTTAATCGCCCCCCTTCTCTGCCGATCTTTGTGGATATTCGTGGGAACATTACAGCAATGTGGGATAAGAAAGTGTTGAAGATAGACGAGCAAGAATACGCTTATAACACTTTCTTTTCCGTTGCGGATAGTAATTCTGTTCTTCATAAGTATTTCAAAGAACTAATTATCTCAGACCGCCAAGAGCCTGTGGTGTTCAGTTTTTAAGGAGAACTAATGCAACAAGCATACCAAGACGTTGTACAATTTCAAACATACTGCGGCAAGCTGGATTCTGTTGCAGATAAAACTGCGTTGCTTCAGCAGGCTATGTTAATTGTTGAAGAAGCAAATGAGCTTTACGATGCCATTATGGATGAGCAGGGCGGTGAGCAAATTCTGAAGGAAACTTGTGATAACCTTGTTGTTCTATTCGGCATGGTGGCTATGCTACAGCGTAGCGGATACCGTGTTACAGAAGCTATGAAGGCTGTGTGCGATAATAACATGAGCAAGTTTTCCACTACGCAAACAGATGGCGCTTATACATTAGCCGCTTATGAAGCCACTGAACTAGGCTTTTTTACGCTAAAGCAAGTTGATTTCAATAAGTGGGGCGTGTTTGACAATAACGACAAGCTACGCAAGCCGATTGGCTATACTAAATGTTCTGTCCAACAATTTATTCCACAAGGAGGTATGTAATGAAATACGTTAAGCAAGCAGGGAGTGTGTGGGATACCTATTACGCCATTGATGACGACAACCTTGCCGTATCTGCCGTGGAGGCTCGTTATACCGATGCCACCAAGACTTATATTGAGACATACCTGATTACCAATTACAACGCCTCTCGTGGCACGTATGACGGCATTGCCCGTGATAGCCTCGCTGATCTGGACAAGATTACACAGAAGGAGTGGAACGAGGCCAAGAAGGATTGTCTGGCATTTATCAAATACGTAGAGGGCCAAAGCCAATGATGAAGCGTGTTTCATTCTCAGATGTTCTCCATCTTCATCCTTTCAAAGGCATGAACCAATTTGATCTTCTGCCACCAAAAATGGATAGCAATACCTTCCCCTATCTGTTCAAAATGGGTGTAGATATTGATAAGCCAGTACATGTGCAGGGCTGTCTGCACCGTAACCTCGAAGGTTATCAAGTGATGGGCTACAGCTACATTGGCCTTGAGCGTCAGGACAAGCCTTGGCTCAACAGTCGTCATAGCAGCCTTCAGGCCCGTATTGCTGCACAGAAAGACACAGAGCTTCGTGCCGATATGATTAATGCTTCAAGGGAGGGTTTAGATTGGGCAGCCTTCAAGAAAATGGCTGTGATGTCTGCGGGTAAAGACGGCACCACAAGTCACACAGGGCCACTTGAGCCGGAAGAAACGTATGAAGAAGATATTGCAACAATGACCACCCTTCGCTCCTTGCAGATTACCATTCGTGGGCCTCTGCACCCAGACGAAGATATGATAAACCCGCCACAAGGAATCGCATAATGAAAGAAGCCCTTTACGGAATGGTAGGAGTTGTGTTAGGTGCTTTGAGCATCTGTTACTCCATTGCTTTTCTTGCAACCCCTGCTGTCGTATTCTTGGCAGCAATCAAATATCTCAACTCTTAATCGAAAGGAATAAATATGACTACATTGAATTCTACCCAACGTGACGCCCTGAAGCCCTTCAAGGTTGAAGCCTACAGCTACTACACCGAGGCCGATGCTATTAAGGAGAATCTGAAAGACCTCGTTGAAGCTGCTGCCGAAAAGACTGGCATTGACAAGAAGATTGTAGCAAAGCACTTCGCTGTATCGTATAAGGGCACCCTTGATGATCTGAACGAGGAAGTGAGTAATCTGAATTTCCTTGCAGAAGACTAAACGAAAAGAAGCCCTACACCTCTCGGTGTAGGGCTTTGTTTTTATACGAATTCCTTAAACACGTAATACTTCGTGTAGAGGATTTGAGGAGTTCCATTCACATAGTGCAGAACCATGTTGTCACAGCTTGGCCGATACGCCCACCAATCCCCGCCGAGTTCATAATCACTGAACGGCGGAGTTATGAGAGCGTTTGTCCCAAACTCTCTGTGCTCAATCACAGGGGTCAATATCGCGTATTTCCACTCTAGGGCTGTTCCTGCTGCATTTAGTGTGAGTGGCTTGCCGCCATTCCCCGTCTTGTCGGGGAGTACATCAAACATGTCTGATGCCGTAAAAGATACTGCTCCGGTGCGACCGTTGAAGCTATTAACCGTTACAGGGAAGGTAATAGGTGTCGATGCGATGCTTGTAATCAATCCCTTACTGTTAACCGTGACAGTGAGCGTGCTCGTTGCGCTTCCATACGCCCCGGCAGCAGCGCCGCTGTTAGCCAGTGTTACTGCGGCGTTTGCATTAGCACTCCCGTCGACAGACATTGAGCCTGTTACGTCACCTGACAGCGACAATGCCCTTGGTGTGTTCCACTTGACTGTTGAACCACTGGAACCCGCGCAGGAGCCAGAGTAGACGCTATTGCTCCAACTGCCCATTGTGTCCCAAGCAGTGTTGTTTGAATTACGTCTGCGAAAGATCGGGGGATTAGTTGATGTATCCTGCCACACCATGTTTGATTCTGGCTCCGTGGGGGCTGTTGCCCCAGCAAAACTAGAGACAAGCCCGTTAATGATGTCATTCAATCGCCCAACAAACACAGGGCCATTATCTTCTCCGTCAACATCCATGTATGTTGGTTGCGTCATTTGTTTCTCCAATAAAAGGGGCTTCGCCCCCTTGGTTATGCCTTGCGCCCATATCCCTTTGCTACCCAGTCAATTTGACCCGCTTTAGCCACGCCTGCCGAGTTGTAAATCTTAACAGTGAAGCCTGAAGCTGACTTGTTTGTGATCCGGTGGTAATCCCCTGTCACCATGTTGTCAATGTTGATTGCAATCGCCGGTGTTACAGAAAATGCCCCATCGAACGCAATACTTTGCCCATAAGAGGGAATACTTACGTTCTCCCCGCCTGCTACGCGATCAACGGCGTCCAGCGACACAGCAAGTTCGGTCACATACATTGCGTGCTGTGCGCTAGTAACTGCCATCTCAACCTTGAACCGGAAGCCTCTTGCCGTGTAGTCCGACACAACAAACTCTGACCATTCTCCCCACACAGCCCCAGAACTATAAGGATCATCTGTTGTGGCGGAGACAAGCAGCTTCAGCGAGCCACTGTTAATGATTTCCCCGTTGAACCTTGTCCAAGTGTTAATAGGATCAAGACGGCTATTGATTGTGTCGTTCTGCACAGCGGCGTAACCCTTAACATTACCAAAAGCCCGAACAGTGTATGTGTCGGTCAAATCAATAACATCACTGAACAGATAGGTGCCAGCTAGAGCCGTGTCATCCACAGGGAGCAGCCGCAGTGTTCCAGAGGCAACTGTCAAGTTTGTCTTGGTGCCAGAGAACAACGGGTGCTCCGTAAGCGTAGCCATTGCGTTTGTGTTAAGCACGTCTGTGTATGCGCTGTTTGCGGAAGCAAAGCCAACAGAATATCTGCCGCCCTCATCAATAGCCTTGGCTGTGTATGTGCCCTGCATAAGCGGCACAACAACTTGTGTAGCGTTTCCGGGGGCTGTTGCAACAACAACACCGTCCTCCCAAGACACACTCTCTACCTTGTCTGTGTACTTGATGATAATACTGCCACCAACAGTAACATCGAGGTCGGGATGAGAATCCCATACCACCAGCCCACCGCCATTGAGAGCCTTCACTGCCAACCCTGTAACATTGGTCGGGTTTGCTGTCTTGCCAAGAATTGAGATTGTCTCTGTGTAGCCTTGGCTTTGGTGCCCGAGCACGTCATTTGCCCATACGGTGAATACATAATCCCCCACAAGCGTATCAACCACCTCGTAGGAAGTTGCCTTTTGGCGCAGGCTCTCAAACCTACTGCCGTCTGGTGCTACAACATACACATCATACGTCACAGCCTTATTTGGGGTTTTCCAATCCACTCGCACCTTACTTTTTACAGATACCCCGTCAGAGTAAAGAATCTCTGTTGCCACAACATCTGTCACTGTTCCGACGTAGTTGGACGGTAAGGTGTTAAAAGTAAGCCGTTCATCTCGTTCAATCTTCGCATATTTGCTCGGATTGTAAGAGACAGCAGAAATTTCATACTTGGCACTCTCTGCTTCTGTCACACCTGTTACGCGAAATAATTCAGGCGCAATGTTGTTGTCAGCTATGATGAAGATGCTATCCTTAGCCAACTCTTTTGGGAGCACCGGCACAATCACCTGATTAGTTGTGCCAGATGTGGAGAACGTTGTCTCAACAAGTTTCCCATCCACGTCTAGGGCGGTGAAGGTGTAAGTCATTCCGCTAACAAAGGTCATTTCAGCATCGAGAGTTATCAGTGAGCCAGTAAGCATGAAGTTCTCTTCATCCACTTGTTCATAATACTCAAGCAGAAACTCCTTTACGCGGCCACCGCGACGTTCAGTGGCACGAAGGCTATCCGAGATTTTGATAACATCGCCGGGTTTGGGGATAATCCCCTCAATGCCCGCAGAAAATGTTACAGCGTCAGTCTCGTAGGAGTTGGTGTAGAGTAGCCACTTCCCAACACGCCTAGCCATGCTTTTAGATGTACAACCGAACGCCACAACACTTGTGTGGTTGATATACCCCGTCTCGGCAATCACGTCATCATCAGCAACGTACTCAACACCTTGTCTGTAGAAATTACTTGGATCGTTATACGTCACAGAGACAGCGTTGTAGCGGGTGTTTACATCGCTGGATTGGTAGGTGAACATCCCATCGACAACGTTCGTGTTATTGAACGCATACACAGGGTCTTTAGGACTATCCTGCACAGGCACGATATTTCCTGTGGCCCAATATGTGATGCCTCGGAACACGGTTGCCATGTCGGAGATAATCCGGTATGCCTCTGCCTGATTGTTGATATATACATTGCAAGTGAAACGAGGCTCGTAACCACCTTGCCCATCCGGCACATACTCATCACAGTACTGCCCGATCTGATACAGAGAGGCTTTATCAACAAAGCTCTCGGGGATGCGCTCCCCAAGCCCGTATCGCTTGTTGGTCAGAAGATCATAGAAACACCACGCAGGGTTGTCACTCCAAGCCACCTTAAAGCCTCCGTCCCAGAAGCCCACATACTCTCGTGTCAAAGGGTTATAGTTATTCGGCACCTTGATACGCAGCATTTTGCAATCATACGCCCGCGTAGGGACGCTGCTGAATTGTGTGGCATCGACACTAATCCCTGCCAACACGCTGCCCGGATAACGGAACTTCTCCTCTGTCACTACCGACACAGCTTGAAATGTTGTGGCATTCTGGAGGTAGTTGCTGGTGCTATCGGGAGTCAGGCGGGTAATGCGAACAGTGTAAGGACTGTCACCTGTCACACGGAAAGCGTCCTCGCGCTCGTATGCCGAGGTGGTTTTACCGACAATGCGCCGAACACCATCGTCCGACACTGCAATTCCACCGACGAGGCCCGACACTTGTGAATAGCTGCCCTGAATAAACGTACCAGCGGGAACAAACGAAGAGTCGGTCAAGGCTACCCTGAAATCCACACTGTCCGTGCTGCTGCAAGAATACGTTGTTGTGGCTGATGTAACAGCAGAGACGGATTCTGCCTTAATTGTAATCCAAGCGCCTGAGCCAACCTTCACCTGAAGCTCATAGACACAAGGCTGTAGCACTTCTGCACCTCCGTCAGCACTGTTCAAATAATAACGTGAAGGGTGAACTGTGTAGCTAATGGAAAACTTGCTATACCCCGTGTAAGGGCCAATCCCGTAAGTAAGTGGATCGTAAGTGTATGTGGGATCTTGCCTTGGAACTAAATGCCAAGTTGGGTTGTCATCGCTGCGATACTCAATCTTATATTCAACAGTGGT